ATGACGAAAGTAATACATGTACATTTGATATTTGAGAAAAAGAATTATTATTTTGGCTCGATTTCAGCGATATTTGACGTGCTCAGTGAAGAGGAAATTGGGATTACCAAGAGTAGTTTATTGCATGCTGGTATGACCGATGGAAGCTGTAAAATGACCAAACGAGCCATGATTATACAATCGCATTTGATAAGATGTAGTAAATAACTGTTTTACTTGTATTTAAGTCATACTTTAAAGGCTTAAATCATTTTAGGCGGTGTCCTGATCATTAACAGATCGAGACATCGCCCTTTTTGTGGCTTAAAATGGCGTTATTTCAACTTAGGGGGACACTTAGGGGGACATCTGGCTTTGTTTTTTGAACTCTTTCGATACTACATAAGTGGTTAATTATTGCAAAAAAGCATGTTAAATGCCGTTTTCGTTACCCCTTATTTTGTGTTTACCGTGTATCAATATTGATACTTTTTTATTGACTATTAAATAGTTAGCCTAGTAGATGTTGTCTAAATATACTAAAATGATTGCTTTTGAGATATCTTTTTACCTAAATACGTTGTAAATCCTATTATCACAATCAATAGTAAAAGAAGACTCCCCGATAGCTCTCAAATAAATATCATACTCATTATTTATCTTTTCGATCATATTAAGCTTATATGCCTCGGTAGCAGTGTTAGAACGTATTAATTCTGCAAACGCTTTTGAGGATAGAATTTCTTTATAAAGAATTTCCTTAGCTTGTTCCTTTTGGTTGATAGTCATTTTGAGAGCAAAATCTTTACTCCAATTGCTCGCATTCCCTTTTTTTGATTCCAGTTTGTTTTTCAAATCCTTTACATCATTTGTCATTCCCCAAACCTTAAAAAATAATATAATTTGCAATACTGCAAAAACAATAATAATGATTGATGTTATCAATTCCATAATAAGAAAAGTTTATTGTTGATATTTAATGTTTTGAATTTTAATTATTGCCATATATTATTACTGTCCCACAAACTGGACATCTCCCAAGTCCACAACATCGCTTTTGCGGATCCGGGTTGATCCAACGGAGGCAACATTTGGAAGAGGGGATAGTTGTAACTCCGCTATCTTTTCCTCCAATGTCTTTATTTGCTGTTTTAGGGCACCGATTTGCTCTATCAATTCTTTGTTTTCAGCCTTTTCTTCTTTGTACATTGTATATAATAAAGATTCTTCTGTTGGCAGTGGAAGTGGGTCTGAAACATGCTCGCCCGTGGGCGATGTGGATTCGGATTTCAACATGAACCCTCGGCCAGTTAGGAGCCAGTTTATATCCAAATTAGGATAAATATCCGCAGTAATAGATAGCCATTTACTCTGTATGTCTGTATTATTCTTGATGGCACGCCTAATCATACCATCACTTGCGCCAATAGATTGCTCAAAAGACCTTACGCTAAGTCCTTGATTCTTTATAAATTGCTCTAATCTGCGTATCATAACAATAGCTTTTTCGTGAAAATATTCACGATTTATTTTGTAATTGTGATAATTATCCGTAATATTGCACCGTGTTACACGATAACACGGCTATAAAAGTAGACAATTTTCAAACAATTTCACAATATGAGTACAGAAAAACAGAAAAAACAATTCACAGAGGCCGAGGACCTGACAGTAACGGTTGAGCCAAGCAAAGAGTATGAATTTCTGATAACAACACATCTATTGTAAACAAACTAATTAAATACAAATCATGAGAAGAAAAATTGAACTGGCAGACGGTATAGCTCGTAAGGAGATTTGCAGGGTATTGGGGATCACCGGTCCCGCACTTTCAATGGCACTCAGTTTCAAACGTAACAGCCCATCGGCCCAAAAAGCACGGACGATGGCTTTGGAACGGGGTGGAATCCTAATGGAGGAGAAACCGATGTCTCGTACCGTCCGTATCCTGAATGCGAAGGGAGAGACAGAACGGACGATTGAGGAATGAATATAATCTAATTATGGAAATCGAACAAGGATATACACAATCAACCCAAAAAGGTATTTATTGTGCAGATTTGGAAGGTATACTTAACGCCCTAATAGAGATTGGATGTATTTACTCAGAGCAGGAAAGTATTTGCATAAAAGTGGAACCAACAGAACGGAAAGGGATATACATAGTGAAACCAGAGAAATGTAAAGTTTGCGCTTCTCATTCCGAATGTGAATTGCCTCCATCTGCCCTTCGTAAGTCAAACGAGTTGTCAAAAAGCCATGTTTCACGGGGTATAAGTCTCTTGAAGAGGGTGTGTAAATACCTGAAGAAGGTTTTTTAAATGTAATGAAGCCTTTTTCCTTTAAGGCCCGACATAGCTTTATCAAATGCTTGTATTCTGGGTCTTGTGTATGGCAAAGAGGCGTATCATCTTTTAGCTTTGAGATTTTCAAAAGTAATTCAAGTTCAGTCATGGTAACTATTTTTTAAACTTCACCTACAAAGGTAGGTTGTTTGACCGAAACCGAGACTATTCCCGCCAAGAAAGTTAACGACTTGCAGGTGTCGGAGCGAGACCGGCGGCGGGAACGAAATAAAAGAATAAGAATATGAAAGCGAAGGTGATTTTATATGGTTGGTGTATCAGTTGGTTCTTTCTGTTTGTCGGAGCCGGAGCAATGGAGAACGGGAAACTGGCAGAGGGAAGCCTGCTCTGTTCAGTCTGGTTTTTGTTCAGTTTTCTTTTGATGGTGAACGAGAAAGAATGCTGCAAGGAGGCCGACCGGTTTGAGTCATGGTTTACACGTCTGCTTGGTGGCAGCGATAAAGGATAAACAATCAGTTTAGGTTTCAAGTAAGATTGGTTTAGCATGAGCGGTACGCGGCCCGCGGAACGAGGGTGGTATCCCGGATAGTTCAGTCAGGTAGAACAATCGAAACTGGTAATTCAGGCGATATGGTCAGCGGTTCGAATCCGCTTCCGGGAACATTTTGATAATGAATAAAACAAAAAACGATATGCCTCACGAATGGAATAACATGATAGTGGTGACGAAGGAAGAACTGATACCGGACTTCTTCCCTTCGTGGGAAGCGTTGAAAAAGAAACTGGCGCGAGACAAAAAGAAAACATACGGCATTCATCGTGCCCGTGAAGGGAAAGGGCAAGGCAACAAAGTTCTGATTGCCTATGATACCTTGCCCAAAGACTGGCGTAAACAATTGGGGGATCCTCGAAAGAAGGATTGTTCCCTGGAACGCTTCTTTTGGGAGGATCTGGAAGCCGTTTCCTATTTCCGTGATGTATGTCCGGGTAAATATGGTACAATTGATCCGGAACGGCAAAAGGAATACGTCCTTGATGCCAGTGTACTGAAAGCAGCCATCCGATGGCGTTCTGAACATTATGAAGAATGTGTCAAGCATAACCAGCCGGTGAAGAATACTTATAAGGTACTTTCCACGGTTGTCAACAATTTCAATGCCTGGCGCGGTATCAATAAACTGCCGCAATTCAAGCTACCGACCAACCCCATTTCATTAAAGAGGAAAATCGAACGTTTCGAGGCGGAAGGCTATTCTTCCCTGTTGAAAGGCTACGACAACAACAATCGAGGCAAGGCCGTGGAACGTACGCTCGACTTGCTGGACAGCATGTTTGCCCACCAGACGTTCAAGCCTTCACCTGCCGAAGTCTACCGTCAACTGTCCGCATTCCTGTCCGGTTATGTGGAAATCATCAGCAACGAGACGGGAGAAGTGTTTGATCCGAAGTCGTTCAACAAGGTAAGCCAGCGTACTGTCACCATGTTCTTGAATTCATGGGGCAGCTCAGTGGCCACATCCCGCAAGCGTACTGGAAACCGTCAGATCCGCCTGGGACAGTATGTACCATTTGAACAGCTGGAGCATCCGAAATTTGCAGGATCGATCATTTCAGTGGATGACCGCCAACCTCCTTTCGAGTATAAAAAAGGAACTCGCATGTGGTTTTATCTGGGAATCGACTTGGGAAGCGAAGCAATTACGACATGGGTATACGGCACATCAAAAGAGGGTATTATTCTTGACTTTTACCGCCAGATGGTGCGCAATTATGCAGAATGGGGATTGCCACTACCAGACGAGATAGAGTGCGAAAGCAACCTGAATGCGGCTTATCGGGAAGGTTTCCTAAAATCCGGCAACATGTTCCAGAATGTTCGTATCGAGGCAAACAGCGCACGAAGTAAACGATGCGAAGGTTACTGGAGGCCGCTCCGTTACCAGGTGGAAAAGAAGCATACGGGATGGATCGCCCGTCCTTTCGCCCGGAACGAGTCCAATCAGGTAGGAACAAAGGAAAAAGAGATAGTGCCGTATGACAAACTGGTAGAACAAAGCCTTCGGGACATTGAAGACTGGAACAATATGGAATGCAGTATTTATGAAGGTAAAACCCGTTGGGAAATACTTTTTGAGAAGCAAAATCCGAAAAACAACCGTCCGATCCCGTATCGTTCCATCCTCTTGACATTGGGATATAGGACGAAAAGCAGCGTCAGCATGTCAGGGCAAGTCCGATTTAGAAGTTCCATCTTCCTGTTGGCCGATGGCGGGGAATTGGCTACCGGAGACAAGTTGATCGGATATATGCAGGTTCTGGCCGGTAAAAACGTTGACATCTACTGGCTGGACGGCAACAACGGCGAATGCCTGGCCGCCATAGTCTGTCTGCGTGACACGACACGAGTGGTCTGTGAATTAGTAGAACAGCCCCGGACAGCCCGTGCCAAGATCGAAGAAACGGAGGAACAGGCCAGAAATCGTGAATTGTTTGCCCGGTACCGCAATACGCTGGAGGGGTACAGCAAACGGCGTTACCACAGCATCGAAAAAGTGACCGTCATCGATCATCGGGAAACGACCTTGAACCGAAAGTTCCGGATGCCCGGTCTCACACGATATGAAGCGGTAGAAGAACCCGAAGAAATCGAAATACTGGAAATAGACAATAGAAATCAGGAAATGGAAATCGAACAGGATTCGAACAGTGTTCGAAAATCGTTTGCCCCAAGTTTAAAAGATAGATTTTAACAACGTTAAAAATAGCACGATATGATTGAGTTAACAGAAGAATATAAGGTAAAAGTCCTTTCCGCCCTTGCGGATGCCCGCGAACGCTATGACGGTAGCGATTCGAATTTTGCAAAAAAATACGGGATCAACAAAAGCGTATATAGCGGTTTGAAGAAAGGCGATATCGACAGGAAGATATCTCCGGGTAAATGGTTGGAGTTAGGAAGGCAGCTTGGCGTTTCCCTAAACGAACGCAATTGGAACATGGCCCGTACCGACGTTTTCAACATGATCGAGGAAGATGTCCTGTTCTGCAAGGAATTCAGTAAATCGATGATGTTTGTGGATGAATGTGCAATCGGTAAAACCTATTCCGCCCGCTATCTTTCACGGACCTTGAAGAATTGCTTCTATATCGATGCGACGCAATGCCGGCAGGAACGTTCTATGATCCGCGCCATCGCAAAAGCCGTGGGTGGGGAACTGGACGGGACATTGGAAGAGATCAAGGAATCTGCCAAATACATACTGAACATCCTGCCCCATCCGATCGTAATCATAGACGAAGCCGGCGCATTGTCCTATTCATCCCTTTTGTTGCTGCATGAATTCTGGAACGGGACACAAGACTGTTGCGGATGGTATCTGATGGGTTCTGACGGACTACGGACCAAATTGCAGAAAGGGAAAGGGACATCAAAGAAGCAGTCCTACAAGGAACTCTTCTCCCGCTTCTCTTCGAAATACAACCACATCGTTCCCGATGCACCGGATGATCGTGCGGTGTTCTTCCGGACGCTGATAGAAACGGTATTATCCGTCAACATCAAAGACAAACGCAAAATCAACAAAATCGTGAACATGTGTCTGGCGACTGACAGCCAGGAAGCAGAAACCGGCCTCCGTCGTGCAGAAACATTGCTCATCTTAAATGAGGAATAGTATCATCATGAGAAGATTATCAGTAAGTAACCTGAATGCCCAACGGTTTAAATTCATGCCGTTCTTGGGAGAATGGAAAAGGATATTGGGAGACCAGGAACGGAAGGGTTGTTGGCTCATATATGGCAAGGAAAAAAATGGTAAATCCACATTTGCCCTTAATCTTGCCAATGACCTTTCCAAGATTGAACCGGTGTTATATATATCTGCGGAGGAAGGCACCGGATCCTCATATACGAAGGCAGTCAATCGTGTCGGAATTCAGGACACCAATCGGAATTTTCATTCATGGCCATTCGTCTCTATCGATGATTTGCGTGAGGAGATAAAAAACAACCGGAAATGTGAGAAAATCATCTTTATAGATAATCTGACAGTCTATACGGACTTAAAGAAGGATGACATCATCACGCTCCTGCAAGATTTTCCGAAGGTCCTTTTTGTTTTCCTTGCTCATGAGGATGAACAGGGAGAGCCACTGGGAGCACCGGCCACGATAGCCAAACAAATGGCTTATGCCTATTTTCACGTAAAGGGGAAAGCAGCCTATGCCACTGTCCGCGGAGGTAAGAATGAACGTATCGATATTGATGAAGAGACGGCATCCCTCATTCACGGAGACAAGACGGATTTTTCCAGACAAACATTACAAAATTCAGAGATATGACAACTCAAAAACGTACCTACAAGAAACGTAACACCGGCCTGTTCTACGGTTATCTGAGACGTATACCGGGCTATGATCCCTCAGAAGTGGAGACGATCAAGGGTGGTGTGATAGAGAGCTTCCTGATTGGCAAATACGGAGCGGATCATGGACGAAGGATCAGCCTGTCGGAACTTTCCGACAAGGAATATGACGAACTGGTCATCGATTTAAAAAGGCAGGTTAACATCGCGACAGACATGAACAGTCTGAAGGCTGAACTTAACGAGAAAGCTATCCGTAAAGGCTGGTATCATCGTATTTTCAAGCAACTTGCCCGAATTGGCATCAATACAATTGATGGATATGAAGAAGCCAATCGCCATATCCGGAGTCTTCCTATCAGTCGCGGACGAATTCTGCCGGCCATTTCTATCTGTGAACTTCCGGATTTGTTCAAGGCTGTCTGTTCGTATTGCGACAACCGGTTAAAGCAGCAACGAAAAGAACAGGCTACAGCCTCAAAGAATTAGTGTTATGCCAAGAGTAAAACAAGATCCGGCAAAAACTCTTTCCCGCGAAGAACAGAAGCAGTTGGAAACTTTGGAAAGAGAATACGATAAAGAACTGGACCACCTTTTTGATCATCCAGACGACCGAAAGGCTCTCGAACGAATCGGATGGATAGAAAAAAAGATTCTCGACATCAAAGGTGAAAAGCCTCTGGAAGTAAATGACGATTTTAGATAACAATTGAATATTAACATATTAAAATACAAAATTATGAACTTGGATAATTTGACAAAAGAACAGAAAGCCGAATTACGTCGACAGTTGGAAGCAGAAGACAAGGCTGAAAGAGCCCGTGTACAGCAAGAACGTGAAAATTATAAAGCGATCGTGGATTCATGGGTTGAAGAGACAATGAAAAAATTACAGAATGTTTCTTCTATTCTAATGGATACAAAATCTGATATTTTTTCAAGCAGTTCAACCATCATTCAAATGAAAAACGAACTGTTCAATGTAAAAAGTGATCGTAAAAGCGATACGCTCTCAACATCTGATGGCAGCAAAACTATCCGTATAGGAAACCGGATCAATGAAGGATGGGACGATACTGTAAATGTTGGAGTAGACAAAGTAAAGGCTTATTTGCGAACTCTTGCAAAAGATGAAAATAGTGCTTCATTGGTCGATACGGTTATGGGCCTTCTTGCCAAGGACCGAAAAGGTAATTTAAAAGCTCAGAAGGTGCTGGAACTTGAAAAACTCGCGATAAAATCAGGAGATGAAGATTTCATGGACGGAATTAAAATCATAAAGGAAGCTTACCGTCCTGTTCCGACCTGCCAGTTTATTGAAGCGACTTTTCGGGATGAGAACGGAAAAGAACATAACATTCCTTTGTCCATGAGTGCAATTGATTAATGTCCGTAAAAGTCAAATCAACCACTCTGACTCCTGGCCGCTGGATATATGTTTGCCCTTGCGGGTTTCGATATACAGTGTGCCGGGTGGATAAAAAAGATAACAGATGGATGATATATTGCTTTAAATGTAAGCAGTCAAATGGTAAATATTATAAAGTCATGGATGAACGATTGGAATTTGAAGATAACTTCAACAACAAACTGAACTGCCAGTGCTTCACAACGATCCGGATCCACCAGCCGGTGAGGAATGCCATTGGCGCAGTGAAGCAGGTCTATCTGAAAGGTGTGTGGAAAGGCAACGCCCGGATCATACACGCCACCACAATTACGATGGATCGCATCAATCTCCCGATGGCGAAGCTCGACACCGGCCTGTCGCCCGAAGAATGCCAGCGGCTGATCAAGTCGCTTTACAAGAACCGACCTGGCATCAACTGGAAAACGCAACCACTGGACTATATGGTACTGGAGTATGTAAAGGAATCGAAAGAACCGAGTTTATTTTAAAAGAGAAAGGAGAATAGAATGAGTGAATTAAAATATACATTGGATATCGAACCGGATAAGTACGGTACAAATCCTGAAAAAAAATACATACGCAATGTCCCTTGTCCTCGTTGTAACGGTCAAGGAGGTTCTTTAGTTGAAACAGGACACAATGAATCAAGATGGATTCCTTGCAAATTCTGTGACGGCACCAAAAAAGTAAAAGCGACCATTTCAATAGAGTGGAATGCGGATTATGATTCATAAAAGAAAACTCATATAAGAAGATAATATAAAAAGAATATGAATATGAACGAATTTATGACTATACCAGGAACAACTTATATTGTCACTCCTGATTTAAAAATAATCAACTCAAAAACAAATAAGGAAAACCGTTGTACTAATATATCTGTATTAATGGATGATGGCCTTAGGCACGGTTTTAGACGTGAACGCCTAATCTATGCGGCCAAAAACAATATTAACCCGTTGCATATACCTAAATATATTATTGTCAATAAAAACGGAGATGGGATGGAGAGGTATGATTTTTATAAAAAGCACAAAAGAGGGAGTGTAAAGTGTAGATATCCGTTTGATGTTAATGAGTATGAAAAACTAATTGATTGCCTGAAAAAAAAGGAACGTCCTTTATTTATTATGAATTACATTAAAGATATAGAAAATTATTGCAAGTTTCATTTGGAGGTATCGAATGAAGAAGCGTACGAATTAGCAATAAGCGCGATTATGGCAACAATTGATAATGTGGAAAATGGCGTCTTTCCGCAATCTATAATAGGATATATACTAGGAATCTCTAAGAAAATGCTTTCCGCAAGAATAAAATATAATAAAACATTTCTTAACCGGCTCGATAAACGATATGAATAAGGACGACTTATTTAAGGTGTTTTTAATAAATGACCTGATGGATTTGCCTAATGCCGTTACTAAAATTTTAGATATGGATTTAGAAGATAGGAATAAAATATACCGAGAATTGATTAGACTGAACGATAACGATTTGTCTTATGACTGGTTTCAAGAAGTTTACGAAAGTGATTTATCTGAAAGAAAGCAAAAAAAACAGGACTTCACACCAAATTCTCTGGGAGTATTATGTTCATTGCTAACATCTCAAACCGGAAGTATACATGAACCTACTGCCGGAAATGGATCTATGATCATTGCGGATTGGTGGCAACGTTGTACGAAATTATTACCCTGGGAACATTTCCCATCTCAGAATATTGTATCATGTTGGGAATTATCTGATAGATCAATTCCTATACTTCTTTTAAACTTATCGATTAGAGGAATTATGGGGTATGTTTATCACGGGGATGTATTAACAAAAGAAGTTAAGCAGAAGTATATCCTTCTTAATCGCAAAGATGATACACTTTCCTTTTCGGAAATAATAAAAGCAGATACTAATGCCAAAATAGTACAAGAATTATGAAATTAAATGATGTATATAATAAATGGTTGTCTGTCAAGAGAAGACAAGTTAAGGAATCAACACTAAGCTGTTATCAGCTCATATATATAAAGATACTGGCTCCTAGATTTGGATCTACAGATGTGGAGACCATGAATAAGAAGATTGTTACAACATTTCTTTATGAACTTCTTGATTCAGGCACTAAGTCAAAGAAATACTGCTCAGATATCCTTATAGTCATAAAGATGCTTATTCGCTACGCTGGTGACGAATTGGACATCAATGTTCCCGATACAGCTTGGAAGGTTATTTGGCCAACCAATAATAAGGTTGGCGTTTCAAAATTAGAACGTTACACGCAAGAAGAATATCGTAAAATTGTTGAGTATGTTATGGATAATCCATCACCTCGCAATTTAGGCATTTTATTGTCAATATGCACAGGCATGAGAATCGGCGAAATTTGTGCGTTACAGTGGCGGGATATAGATATTGTTGGCTATACAATTCATGTCAATAAAACAATGGAACGCATATATCTTCCTGGGAATATCGGTACCGACAGGAAAAAGACGATGGTTGAGATAGGAGCTCCTAAAACTAGTTCATCAAATAGGCACATACCTATTCTTAAGAATATTTTACCCATTGTGAAAAAGTTCTATGCCGTATGTAAGCCAGATTATTATGTTTGCACCTGCTCTGAAGACTTTATCGAACCTCGAACTTTACGTACATATTATCGAATTTTTATTCTTGAAAAAGTAAAGTTAAATCATTGCATTAAATTTCATGGATTACGCCATACTTTTGCAAGTACCTTGATTGAAAATAAAGTCGATGTTAAAACTGTATCCACAATTTTAGGACATTCGGATATAAGTACAACCCTCAATGTATACGTACACCCATCAAATGAAGCCAAAATATGCGCTGTTAATGGAGGCCTAAAAGGAATATTCAGATAG